TGTCGGGGAGTTGTATCTGTCTAAGACAGAAAAGCGGCTCCTGGGATATGGGAACACCATCGGAAGTCATTCACCTTTAGAGGATATTGCTCATGATACAGGGAATAACGGTTAAGATCGCGGTCAAAACGCAAACGGGGACGGATGCGCTGAACAGACCTATATTTTCGGAGATCGAAACGGATGTGCCGGATGTCCTTGTGGGACAGCCTACCACAGACGAGATCCAGAACACGATGTCTCTGTATGGGAAGAAGGTGCATTACACCCTCGCAATTCCGAAAGGTGATACAAACACCTGGATAGACACAGAAGTGACGCTCCCGAGCCCGTTTGAAGGGAAATATCGGACCATCGGCTATCCGACAGCGGGGATTGAAGCAAACATCCCGCTCAGATGGAACAAAAAGGTGATGATAGAGAGATATGGCTAAAAAGGTTCAAGTTGAACTGAACGACCGGGGAGTGATAGACCTGTTCAAGTCTCAGGAAGTTGTTGATTTGCTGGATTCGGTTGGTAAGAGGGTGGCAAACGCTGCCGGGACCGGATATGCAGTTGATTCGCACAAGGCGGGATTCACGGCGATTGCGAATGTATACGCCGATTCAAAAGAATCCGCCCGGAATGAGTACAAGAACAACAATCTGATCAAAGCAATCGGTGTTGTCGGACTTCCCACGAAAAAGCCACATTTATGAGGTAAATCATGATCGTACCGTTGATTTTGGATTTCTTATTGGATAAGACATCCGCCGCTAAGAACGTATATGCGGAGAGACCGCTGAATATTCCATCTGAATATATCCTGATTGAAAAGACAGGATCGAGCCGAGACAACTTCATTACAACTTCCACAATCACGATCCAGTGTATATCAGATTCGGCACAGGGCGGGTCAATGCTTCAGGCGATGGTCCTGAACGATGAAGTCAAGGATGCACTCCTGGGCGATTCGTTGTCCTATGGCCTCGTAGAAGAGGACGACATCGTGAGTGTCGAGCTTAACTCTGATTACAACTTCACAGATACAGAAACAAGCGAATACCGCTATCAGGCGGTGTATGTCGTAACACATTATTAAGGAGGCTATATCATGGCAAACAATAACGCTCAGGCGGTAACCGCTGGTAAGCCTAAAGTTGGTGGTGCGATTTATCGTGCTCCTTTAGGATCTACGCTTCCGACAGATGCAGAAACGGCTCTCGATGCCGCTTTTGTCAATGTCGGTTATATTTCCGATGCCGGACTGATCAACTCGAACAGCCCTACATCCGAGAACATCAAGGCATGGGGTGGTGACATCGTATTAACGACTCTTACCGAGAAACCCGATACCTTCAAGTTCACGCTTCTGGAGGCAATGTCCGAAGAGGCTCTGAAGGCCGTATACGGTGACGCAAACGTGACCGGAGATCTGGCAAATGGTCTCACGGTAAAGGCAAACTCTTCTCAGCAGCCTAATTGTGCATGGGTCGTTGAACTCGCATACAAAGACGGTGTTCTGAAGAGGATCGTCATTCCTGATGCCGGAGTTTCTGCTGTTGGTGACATCACCTATGCTGACGGCTCCGCAGTAGGATATGAGACCACGATCTCGGCAATGCCGGATTCCAATGGTGATACTCATACCGAGTACATCATTAAGCCCTAATAAGGGTATATGAAAGGAGAAGAATATGACCGTAAAGACTAAGAGCGGATTCAAGTTCACGCTCAATGAAAAGATCCTCACCGATTACAGATTAGTGGATGCAATCGCGATGACGACCAGTGAGAAGGATGCCGAGCGCATTGTCGGCACAACTCAGATCGTCAATCTTCTGTTCGGGGACAAAAAGAGCGAATATATGGCTCACATCGCAAATAAAAATGATGGGTTTGTCCCGACAGAGGTGATCAATGCGGAATTGCTTGACCTGATGGGGGAGATTAACAAGTTAAAAAACTCCTCATCCTCGGGCGAATGATCTCAGTGTCCGAGGAAGATCTGATCTGTGATTTTGTTGAAACCTATCACATTCTCGACTATCGAGCACTCCCACCCACAACGGCGGGGGTGCTTGCTGTCGGGTTAAGAGACAATTCGCGTATAAAGATGCGGATGGCGGGTCAGAGGGTCAGTGTTGACACGATGATCAATGCGATCATTGCGGATCGCCTGGGAACAATCTCATGGCAATTATGCGGTGATGAACACCTTCAGCGCCCGGAATCAATCTTTATGCGGTTAAACACGAATACAACGGAACAGGGTTCGGATTCCGGTTTCGATACTCCGGAAGAATACGAAGCCTTCCGAAAAAGGATATTAAATCATGAGTGAAGCACTCGCAAAAGCGTATGTCCAGATCATCCCGACATCACAGGGACTGGGCGGCAAACTAATGAAATGCTCGGCGGTGAAGCAGATCGTGCCGGGACTTCTGCCGGGAAGGTGCTCGGCGGCGGTATTGCAAAGGGAATCGGCATCGCGGGTGCTGCTATCGGTGCGGCTGCTGCTGCCGTTGGCAAGTTTGCATCGGATGCGGTTTCGAGTTATGCGAATTACGAACAGTTGATTGGTGGTGTCGAGAAGTTATATGGCGATGCCGCGGGTCAGCTCGAAGAGTTTGCGAATAATGCCTATAAGACATCCGGTATGTCGGCAAATGCTTATATGGAGACCGCAACGAGCTTCAGTGCGGCTCTGATCAATTCCCTTGACGGAGATCAGCAGAAGGCCGCTGAAATGACCGATGTGGCGATGCGGGCGATGTCGGACAATGTGAATGTGTTCGGATCTGATATGGCATCGGTTCAGAATGCTTTCCAGGGCTTCGCGAAGCAGAACTACACGATGCTCGACAATTTAAAGCTCGGGTATGGCGGAACGAAGTCAGAAATGCAACGCCTGATTGCGGATGCGAATGAATACAGGGCATCAATCGGTGAGACGGCAGATTTATCCATTGATAGTTTTGCGGATGTCGTACAGGCCATTCAGAGCGTTCAGGAGGCACAGAACATCGCCGGGACTACCAACAAGGAAGCAATGTCTACGATTGAGGGTAGTGCCGCCGCAACTAAGGCCGCATGGGAGAACGTGATCACGGCTATCGGCAAAGGCGAAGGATTGTCTGAAGCACTGGAAGGTCTGACCTCTTCCCTGTTTGGAGCGAATGAGGGAGAAGGTCTGATCAATCAGATCATCCCCAGAGTGGAAGAAGCTCTGAACGGGATCGCGGAATTTATCGGACAGGCCGCGCCGATTTTCATTGAAAAGATTCCGCCTCTGATCACAAATATATTGCCCACTCTGATTGAGTCGGGAATGACCTTGCTTCAGGCTCTGATTGACGGGATCATCACCCTGTTACCTGAGCTTGTACCGCTTGCGCTTGATATTGTCATGAAATTGGCGGATGCGATCCTTGCAAATCTGCCGATGATCATAGAGACAGGACTTCAGGTGATCCTTCAGTTGGCGCTCGGTATTGCACAGGCTCTTCCGGAACTGATCCCGACCATCGTGGATGTGGTGCTGAATATCGTGGATATGCTGATTGATAACATCGACCTCATCATTGATGCGGCAATTCAGCTTATGATCGGTTTGTCGATGGGTCTGATTGAGGCAATCCCGAAGATCATTGAAAAAGTGCCGACTATCATCATTAAATTGGTGGGCGCGATCATTGAAAACCTTCCGAAGATCCTTGAAGCGGGTGTCCAGTTGATAGTCACTCTGGGACAAGGCCTCATGAAGGCATTGTCGAGCCTGTTGTCAGTAGGACGGGATATTCTCTCGAATCTGATCAATGTGTTCATGTCCAGTGTGTCGAGATTCCTGGACATCGGGCGGAATATCGTGGACGGTATCAGAAACGGTATTGCCAACGCATGGAATAACCTTGTATCGTGGTTCAGCGGTCTGTTCGGGGATCTGATCGGGATTGCAAAGCGCATCCTCGGGATCTCCTCACCTTCGAAGGTGTTCAAGCAGATCGGTGAATATACCACAGAAGGTTTCGATGAAGGCATGAAGGACTTCGGTGTCGGTGCGATGGCGGATGTCCAGAACGCAATGGACGAGATCGCAAATGTGGATGTCCCGAGCATCGGAGTATCTGACATCGGTGTGAATGCGGTTGTACCGAGTGCGAGGCCCGTTCAGAACGCTTCTCAGGTCGATATACAGACTACACTTGCTCAGATCGTAGACCTGTTACGGTCCGGATCGACTGTGAACGTATCACTCGAAGGTGATGCTCAGGGCCTGTTCAGACAGGTGCGGAAGGAAGTCAATCAGTTCACAAGATCAACTGGGAACAGTCCTTTTATCGCTCCGGCATAAGGAGGAGACATGGCAGATACAAAAATCATGTTCAGTATTAACGGGACCGACTACTCGAACAGGGTGGTCGGTTCTGCTTATGAAGTGCAGAAAAAAGACGAATACAACCTCTGGACGGATGCAAACGGAAAGGAGCATCGGTCAGCATATCGGACCCGGATTGAAGGCAAGTTCAAGATGCAATTCCTGTCGGTGGCGGAGTACAACACCTTCGAGAACATCCTGACATTGAACAGGCGAGCAGATCTGACCTATCCGATACGGGTCTATGACAACAAGACCGCTCAGGAAGTAGACATCATCGCGTTTATCGATTTCGAGACAAGTCGATTCCGGATGCCGAACTGGACGGACAATATGGAGCAGATAGAAGTTACCATACGGGAGCAATAAGATGATCAACATCACCGAAGAACTGAGAAACCATTTCCTCACGGATTCAAGCACGAATAATGTCGTTATTGATGCCAGGATCAAAGGTGATGGGACCGTTGACTATACAAACTACTACACCGGGAACGTAGAGTCTTATTCTGAGATCATGAACACCCGCTCGTGGAATATCCTTGCAAATAGGTTCCCGGAGTCTGATTCGTTCAAAGACTATGTGAACATGGAGTATTTCTCCACACGGACATATTTCTCGATTTCTTTTAATATTCACATACAAGACATCACTTCATTGCCCGAATATCTGAATATCGCGTTGTACTGGAGAAGCAAAGACGGCGTGAACAGATATGCTCCTCTTGCAAATGCCATCAGGACGGCAGACTATACCAACGAGGCGAGAAGGTTCTCCTATTATGGAAACATATTCGCCGGAACAACCGCAGAGATTGATTTCTTTCAAGAGTTCAATATCAATGTCCCGGATGGTGAGCCAGATTTCATTGGCACGATTACGATTTCAGACATTCAGGTCGAGCTGGGCGATGATGCCTCCGAGTTCCCTCGGAACTATGACATTTCAATCGATAATGAGAATATCGTGTATGAATCTCTGACCTATAAAGAGTCCCTGTGCTCTCAGGACAATATCAAGTTCGGATTGTGCGAGGCTCCCAGTGCTGAAGTCTCCATCATGAATGACAATCGGGTGCTGAATGATGCGAGATTGCGGGTATACCTTCAGGATCAGAAGCATCCGTATGACTATCATCTGATCAGTACAATCAACTGGCACTATGACAGAAACGGTCAGATGACTCCGAGCACGGTTTATACGGAGCAGAGGGCCTTCGGATGGACAGGAAGCAAGTTGTTTGACACGGACATCACTCCGTATGATTACTACTTTAGTATGTATGGTCAAATTAAGGTTGCCTTCGAGCTGAAGATCAACTCCATCACGGGCGATGCTCCGACTCAGCTCAGATTCCGGCTTATCGGGCATTATGCGGGCAATGTTCAGTTCAATGTCACGCTTCCGAGTGAAAGCATCACGCCGTATATGGGACTCTGGCATCGGGTTCAGTTTAATCTTCCGTATGAATCCAACGGGAATAAAGTCAATGATATTGAGCGGATATATATCTATACAAGCGGTGGCGGGACTTATACGGCAGATTATTCGATAAAAGAGTGCTGCATCTTTATTGCCAATGATGAGGACAAGGACACGCCCGCTCCGGGATTCGATGAGAATATGTGTCTCATATATAACGGTACGCTTGAGGAATACAAGGACTCTATGAGGTCTCGGGTCCCTCTCGGCACGTTCCGGGTCACGGAAGTGAAGCGGAGGATTGAGCATCTTTTGGATCGTAAGGATCTGACCGCATACAATTACATGATCACCCTGGAGCAGAATGCGGCGGACTGGTACACACAATATGTGTTCGGCCTGTCCTCTGTTGGATATTCCGGAGGCGGTTTTGAGTATGCGAGACAGATTTATTCCGCATTCTGGGACTATATATGGAAGGTCGGTCTCGATTATCGGGACAACTATGAGGAAGTGTTCGTTGCTTCTTATGATAAATCCGCGATCATGGCAAGTCACCTGTCCGGTAAGAGGCTCACTTATACCACGGGTCAGCATTTCGATTTTCGGTGTGCTGAGTTTTCTGTGAACAGTGTGGATGCTCAGAGATATTGCGTGATCACTACGTTTGACGGTGATGTCGGAAGCATCAAACAGTATCTGAGAGATTATTATGACCCCCTGTGTCGTGGGATAGTCGATGCCAATATTCTGATCGAAGAGACCAGAACAGACCATCCGAAGAACCGATATGTGGTCAACAGTGGTGACTATTTTATGGTTTCTCCGGATTGCACTTCCTTCAAGGTATATATCGCCTGTTATTTTGAGGACACGGACGACAACGACAATGAATTGCAGATCCTGAACAGTGTCACGATCACGAAGGTGACGACACCGATTGAGCTCGAAAACGGGCATATCAGACTTCTGTATTATAACTGGAACACACTCGAGATATTCCCCTGTGAAACATCCATCACGGGGCGGGATGTGGTTCGGTCTCTTCTGGAACCCTGTGGATGCTTCTTTAGGCTGAACAGAGACACAAACATTCCAGAGTTTGTATATTGCACGAAGAGCGGTCTTTATCCGGCAGAGAACCTTTATCCGGCTGATGACTTATATCCCCGTACAGGCACCGATATGACGCTCTCAGCGGGTCGTTATATGAGTTTTGAGCGCGGAGAGAATGAAGTCAGAAATTTCGGGCGGATTCAGATCAAAAAAGGCGGTGCCACGAATGATACGGAACCGATCTGCCAGTGGGAATACATCGGCAACGCAAACGAGATCAACACCTATATCATAGACGACAATATTTTCTACTGTGGGGAGAATATGGTCTACAATTCGAGCATTGTGGAGGTTTCGGAAATGCTTGAAATGATGTGGTATCGGATCTCGAATATGGGCTACACGGCAAACATCACACGAGCCCTCGGGATGCCCTGGATCGAATGTGGAGACCGAATTGGAATCCTCACAATGGTCGGTGGTGCGGAAACATTCGTGTTCAGACGGACCATGAAAGGGATTCAGATGCTGACAGATACTTATGAATCCAATGGTGACGAATACGTGAAGGCAATCAGCAATTACAACTACGGAGGAACGAACTAATGTCTTATATCAATGTTTATCCTTCCCGGATCAACTGGGAGAACGAACCGAGCATTGCAAGTCCTATCAATGCCACAAACCTCAATAAGATTGACTATGCGGTTTATGAGCATGACCGCACCTTCAGCACCTGGGACATCACGAAGGCCAATCAGAGCGATCTGCTCCTGTCCCTGAAGGATGTGTCCTATGACACCGACACGGGTGTGTTTGTGTTCACATGGTGGAACGGGACGACTCAGACCGTTGATCTGAACATTGAAAAGATCCCGGTCAACTTCTCCATGAGTGCTCAGGGCGTGATCACGATGACTACGGATGACGGCACCCAGTACACGGCAGATGTCGGATCTCTGATTAAGACATACACCTTCAATGACTCTTCTGTGATTGATTTCACGGTGGTGACAGATGCGGACGGTAACAAGACTGTCACGGCTGACATCGTGGATGGTTCCATCACCGGGCAGAAACTTCAGCCGAATTATCTGGCGGATTGTGAGGCCGCGAAAACTGATGCCGAGAATGCAGCAGATGCCGCTGATGACAGTTCAGAGGATGCTGAAGCGTGGGCCGTGGGTGAGCGTGATGGTGTGCCTGTACCGAGCACAGATCCGGCATACGAGAACAACGCGAAATACTGGGCTCAGCATACTTCCTCTTCCCTTGCTGGACTCACAGACACAGACATCACGAACCCTCAGGACGGGGATGTTCTGACCTATGATTCCGCAGATTCCCTCTGGAAGAACGG